CTAAAAAGAATGTATTAGCTGGAGCATTTTCCATGGAAAACTTTGTTAAACCATGCAAAGCTCCCTTAGAACCTCTACTGTCAACTGTTCCAGATATATCATATGAATCACATCCGAATGCTCCCATATGTTCATTACCTGGATATTTTACGCCATTTTTTAATATAACGTTATTTTGTAGTTTTTGCTCTGGAACCCAACTGATTTTAAATCTACCATTTGGATCTGGATTAAAAGTTACTTGAGTATCTTTGATTCCGTTTATCCACTGAAAGTTACCAGTTGTTAAAACAGATGAATTTCTATTACCTTCGTTATAATCTATTTGTTCGTATATCTTAACAAGATTAAATAAACTATTTCCTGTTTCATCCCTAAATGCATGTTCCTCTGTTCTAGGAAACTGACGATAAAATTCATTTAAAGCATCTTGATCATCCTTAAGACCGTTAGCTTCATTATCCCAATGATCTACAACACCTTGATCGATCTCTACTCCATGTGGATCAAATGTTTGTTGCTCAGGATCAGTGAACACAGGTCGTCCGAATTCATCAATGAATCCCTCGTAATTCCATTCCATAGGAATAAACAAAGAATATAATCCCGACTTTGTTTGTCCATTTCTGTTTCGCTTGGTAACATCTGAATCATTATATAGATTTTTAAAATTATCACCACCCTTATCTAAAGCATTGGAAGTTGATCCCATCATGCATTTACCTATAATTCTACTACCTAGTCTTAGACAAGTCTTTGTTACTCTCCAGTTATTTTTTATATTATCAGGTTTCTCCCATTTACCACTTTCATCGTGTACCAATAAAGAAAGTTTTTCACCATCATAACTATTATCACCTGTGTTCTTCCAGTCGATAGTAGTGTCTAGTCCTTCCATGTCATCTTGTTCTTCACGTTCCCTCATTTTTTTACGAGTAAACTTTTTAGCTGGAACTCTATATGCTAGTTCTGATTTTGGACGATCCATACCGTCTTGTATTGGTTTGAAGAAGAATGGATAGTTTAAACTAATTGGAACAACTTTGTCTGTAAACATCTTTTTTGCATCAGCACCTGTTTTAGATAATATCCCAAATCTACTGTCACCAGCTAGTGTGGCTAAGTTAACAGTTTCAGCTGAACTCATAAAAGAAAAACCAGAACGTCTATTTTTTAAATAACACATCCCATAACTTCTTTTATCTGCTTTACAAGCTTCCCAGAATATAAAAAACAATTTATTTGCTTCTCTAAAATCTGGAGCACCAACGTCAATCTTACTCCACTGTAAATACATGTAGTGTGTTCCTGTTATGTAGGTTGGTTCACCGTTGTTCATAAACCAAAATCCCTCTTCTCTTCTTTTAAACTCTTCGTCTATATATCCATAATGTTTTTCTTTAAAATCATCTGGAAACTCTTGCCAATCAAATACTGTTTTAATTCTTTTAAAATCGGGGTTAAGTTGAAACTGTTTCCATTTTTGTTCTGATTTTACTTTACTACAAGAATAAATCTCTTTTGGTTGTTTAGGTAAAGCTATTTGTAAACCTTGTATTTCTAGTATCTCACCGATCATACCGGTTTTTGATATTACAACAATATCGTTCTCTTTGTTGTAACCATACTCCCACTTCTTAGACTTGTTTAGTCTTTTAATGGTATTTAACTTTACAGGTTCTACGACCTTATATAATTCTTGTTCGTACATTACTTAGATCTTCCTTCAGCAAATCCTTTAAAAGCTGTTTTCTTTTCTTCTACTGGCTTACCTTCAAGCATAGCTTCTTCCTCGTGGATCCTATTTAGTATTTCAAAAGCATCGAATATAGCTAGTTTTTTTGTAGCTGCCGCGTTCTTTAATCTATCTGCTGATATATCTTCGTCTGAATCAACTATTTCCTCTCTAGCAACTTTAATTAGTTCTTCAACTGCTTTGTGACCAGCTTGGATTATATTCTTCTTCGTTTCCTTGATATTCATATTTAATTGTAATAAAATTATTCATAACCCTATATAGTCTTTCTCCATCTATAATAAATTCATATTTACTATAAGGGCGAACACCAACTAATTCTTCTTTATCGTAAGTTCCATCAGAGTATTTTACTATACCTATTAATGGTCTTTCTTCTTCTGTGTTGAATTTACTAGTTGCTTTTAGTGGTTTTATAAAGCTAAAACCAGGTGTAGCTTTCCATTTATCTTTCTGTTTATAAAGATATATTTGGTCACCTGATACTAAGTACCTGTTTTCATCTAAGTATGATCTACTGTTTTTCTCTCTACCTTTAACATCGTGCCATCTTCTAAAAACGTTATGATGAACTATTACTTCATCACCCACGTTAATAGGTGATTGAAATAATAGTGGAGTAGCGATTACTTTTGCTAATCTATTAACGTATTGATGATTGTAAATCTCTGTATTTAATATTAATCGTCCTTCTCCCACCTGCACACTGTTATTATAGCGATCACCCATAGGAGAGACAATATAATCTTTATAAGCATTCATTAATACTCTAAATTGTACTCAACTGATATAGCCATATTTTTGTTGAAATCTTTCCAAGGTATAACTACCTTTTGTTTTCTAATATAAATAGAGTATTTATCTTCTTCTTCTATTATATCACAAATCTTATGACCACCATAAACCTCTTGATTTACCGCATAGTGCATTGAGTCGTTTTTATAGTCTTTGCCTATAGTTATCTTTCTAATTACACTATTTTTCATCACTACTTTCTTCAGGCCAATTTATAGTGCCATCATTAACATTAACATCATAGCTACCATATGTTTTTTTAAGAGTATCTTGCATTAAAGATATTTGGTCTTGCATATTAGATAGCTCGTGCATAGCATGGTGCTTTTGTACTTCCATTTTACCAACATCAAATTGCACTTTATTTATTGAATTTACAATTTTTTGTAATTGATCAAGATGTTCTTTTGAAATCTTCTCTGCCTTTGGTTTTAATTCAACCGTTTTTTCTTTTGCCATATTTTATTTTATTTAATTTAAGTTATTTTTTTTATTGCTCAAACGACAATAATAATGTAATAGGTGTTGTATTGTATACTAGCTTGTTTACAGTGCTAACACTAGCACAATTTTCTTCTAGTGTTACTTGTGTAGCTGAGTCAACTGTCTTAACAGTACCAAGAGCTTGATTATCTTCGTCTCTTAATATATCACCTGGTCCTAATGAAGTTAACGCATCTAAAGTTTTTACAATTACAATTGGAGTACTAGTAGCTGTTTCTGTACTAACCTGCATTGTTGAAGCTCCCCAATTATGAGTTCCTTGTGCTACTGATGATACGTATAGTTTATCATAACCAACATTAGTTCCAGAGTTAGGTTCTCCCTGTAGTATGGAACAACCACTGTTGCTAGCATCGCCTGCACCCTGTCTACCACCGTATCTACCTGGAGTTAAAATATTACCATATATAAGGTCCGCGTCATTACCATGTCCACTGTAATCAACAAAAACTTTACCTTGTAAAAGATGAAACCATCCTGGAGTATCTACGGCAGCGCCGTCATCTCCAAGTGTTATTGGCGTTAACACTCCATTTGAATTAGGATGTTTTTCTCCTTTTGCAAAAAATAACTCAAAATCAGTTGGTGTGTAATCTGCTCCATTTTTTCCTCTATATAAAACTGTTATACCAATTAGTTTTACGGCGCCTTTTGGAACATCGAATGAAGCCCAATCAAATAGCACTTCTGCAGTTGTTATGTTTCCTGCCGCTAAAGCAGCAACATCTATTGTAGGTTTTACTTCTACTTGAAAATATTTTCCCATTTTATTTATTTATTATTTTGTTGTTCATTCTTTTTTGACGATCCGCCGAAAAAGAAGTCGACTATCGTATTAACTTTTGCACTCATTGCACCAAATATTGTTGATATAAAACTTATTTCAAATTCTCCTAGTTCTAGATCTCCTGTTACAAAGTATCTAAACATAACAAAACTTAAACCAAAGTATGCTACCGTGAATAATGTTGCAAGTATTTTTTGAATAAGCGCATCGTCTTTATACATATCTCTAGCGCTCTTTCTGTCTTCGACTTCCTGTTTAAAGGCTTCTGTTTCGGCTTCGAGTAGTAAGCGCTTGAGAGCAAGCTTAGCTTCATCTCTTTCTTTGTCTGTTGTAATAACTTTGTCAAGTATTCCTTCTGCATTTTCAACTACTTTGCCGAATAAGCCACCAATTATATTCTTTATCATCGTTCATTATCTTTTATCATATCATCGATAGACTTATTCATTACCTTATCGGTGTATGATTTATTATTATAAAACACACTTTTCTCTGATGTA